TAATAATATCCGGTCTATGACCATCCTTTGTAAAGGGCATATCACATTCCGGAATAATATTACCAACAGTACCTTTTTGCCCGTGACGTGAGCTAAACTTATCACCAAATATCGGTTTTCTCAGAGTGCGAACTCTGACCTTTGCAAAATTATAACCATCGCCGTTTCTACCTGTATAATTTTTATCAATATAGGTATCTTCGTTAGTACGGAATGTTTTGCTCTGGTCGTCATATTTAATAATCTTGGTAGGATCATTTCGATTTTCTTTAATCGGGACAATCTTGGCAATAATTACGTCGCGATTTTCAACAAGTTCATTTTCTGGTATAAATCCAGCAGAATTCAGTTTATTATAATTGCCAAATTTTACGCCCCTAGTTTTACTCGGGTCTGGACGACATCTAATAATCTCGTCTCGAATAATATTTTTGTCTTCGTCTTTTTCGGTATGATATATAGTTGCAAGAAATAGCCCTCTGTCAATCGACCCCTTATTGATAAGCACACTATCTTCTTGATTATATCCAGTATGTGTCATAATTGCAACGTGAATTTGTGTTCCAGATGGAATTTTGTTTAGATGTATTAAATTCATTAGTCGTGTGTCAACTAACGGTCGAGAAGGATAATTTAATACGTAGGCGGTTTTGTCCATTCGTTGATCATAATTAGTGGCATATACACCAATCGCTTGTTTTCCCATAGCACACTGATATGTGTTTCTGGGTGCTTGATTATGCTCAGGAAATGGAACACACGATGCTAGGACACCGAATATAGTACTAGGATGAATTTCACAATGCGTATATTGAAAATGATCGTGAATACTTTGAAGATAACTATTTTTGCATTTCATTGCTATCATTGCAAAATTTTGTTCTTCCGGGTCAATATATTCAATAACGGATTCGGTTAGCTTGCAACTGGTTAATAAATCATTCCATAAAATTTCTTTATCAGCGACACGTTTTACAATTTCAGCCGTAATCAACGCCTTATTATTGCGAACTCTCAATACCGGACGCGTTAATCGACCGCCGTCATTACATATGCGAATTTCAAGTGCATTATAATTGAATATAATGGATGTATAAATATTAATAACGCCCTGATGTTTTTTATCCAACATATTTTTGTAAAATTCAATCGGCGATTTTGCAACGCCGATCCAACATCCATTAATGAATACCTTTACTTTTCCATATAATTCGTCAGGAGGAGTGTCATTTACAGATAATATATGTGGGTTGGCATATTCATATAACGAGGAACTATTGGTTGGAATTGTAATATGTGTCATATAACTAATATTCTTTACAACACCAATTGATTGACCCTCTGGTGTTTCCGCCGGACATAAGAATCCCCAGGTTGTGTTGTGCAATTTACGCGGTGCAATTAATTCGCCACTTTTCTCCAACGGGGTATTAATTCTACGAAGATGACTGAGACTGGATACATAAGTTAATCGATTTAATACTTGTGCAACACCAACCTTACTTGTATTAGATTGCTTAATACTGAAATCGCCAGTAGATAAAGCCCGATTAATACCATTTTCAATAGTAGTCGATTTCATAATTTTATAAATATTGATATTATTGATTATATTTGCATAGTCTTCGGTAGAACGCCAAGATCCGCTATTGATTTCACGAACGATTTGTTTTTGCATTTCTTTCACCAGTTTGTTGAAGTAGTTGCGAAATAGATTGTTTAGTAGCGTTCCAGTTAGCTCAATTCGTTTGTTTGAATACGAATCGCGATCATCTGGTGGAAGATGTCCTAGACTAGTTTGAATTAGTTTGTTTGCCATATATCCGATTAAGTATAGTTTTTGTTTTAATGTTTTGCAATGAGGAAAGAGATCATTGTTAAGTACGTCATTCGCAAATTCACGTTTTTTGCGTTGTCCTGTTTCTTTGTCCATATTAATCGGCGTATATGCAACATATGTAGTAATGTGATTGAACGCATCTTGTTGTGTCATATATTTGTTTGCGTCAATCGCGGATGCCTGTAAATGTTGCAATGTTTCGTTGTGATCATTGTCGATATTTAATAAAATGTAACTGCATATTTCTTTATCACTTGTTACGCCAAGAGCACGAAACAGGGCAAATAGTTCAATCGGTTGCTTAATACGAGGTATAGTGATGTAAATTCCATAACCAAATCCATTGTTTTTGTTAGAAAGCATCATTTCGATTTGTTTCGGAGAAATACACTTGAAATCCGGTACAGATTTAATTTCAGCATACCACGACCACTTAGTTGTATTTTTTCCATCGAAACAATAAATTCTGTTTTCTGCTGCACGTTCTTGTCCGAGTACTGTTTTTTCAGAGCCTTTAATTACAAAATATCCACCGCAATCCATTGAACATTCACCAGTATATTCGTGACTAATATGTGGGTTCTGTGTTAATACGCATACTGACGATTTCAACATAATTGGTAACTTACCAATGTTAATTTTTGGCAAAGTCTTTTCAATTGTGCGAGGAGATTCCATATTATCCGTATTACGAATCACGTACTGTATATTTATGTCAACTGTCATAGTAGAGGCATAGGTAAAATTTCTTAACTTGGCTTCTTGTGGCAACATAGTTTTTGTTGCACCATTATTCTCGTGAATTTGAGGAGGATACAGTTTGAAGTTTACAAATGATACGAAGACTTCAAGGAAATATTTATCCGTTTCAGCAACATAATCGTTTTCGGAATGAATTGTTACTGGGTTAAACATTTGAATGGTTCGTTGAATTTGATAATTCACAAAATGATTGTATGATTCAATCTGATGACGAACCAAACGCTCCAAATGTTTGCCGTCAAAATACGACTCTATAATATCAAACGGTTCTTCTGTATAATGCCCTAAGTGTTCTAACAATTTGGCTTCTTGACTTGATATTTTTGCGATATTTTCATTCACGCTTGATAATATTTTTTTTTCGATTTGAACAATCTTTTCAATTTCAGAGGCGATTTCATCGTCACTTGATTTTTTATTACTCGGTTTATCATATCCACCCGATGAATGAATACGATCAGAACCGAATTTTAATTGGTCACACATTGACCCACCACCATTCTCAGAGGATTTCATTGTGTAACTCATTGTATATTTTACAACAAATGAAAGTATTCTTTTGATTTCAATTTTTTGCAAAGGACGAATAGCTGTAAAAAATGATATAAACATAGCAGGTTAATTGTAAATTATCATGTCGAAATATAAAAAATTTATTAAATTGTTGGATGAATATAACAATAGTGAAACTTTGAACAAATCATCATCAAATACACTTAATAAATTAATTATCAATGATTATAATAATACATACCCCAGTTATTTTAATCCATATTTAATGTCAAACGCGCAACACAATGTTCTCAATAATGACATACATAACCATTCGCTAGGTTTGTATTTTCCATCACTCAATATATCCGAATCACTATCACAGTATGCACTATGGCAGAAAAGTACAGATGTCACAAATGAATTGGATATAGGTGTAATCACAAACACGCCTAGAATAGAGAAAACCAAAACGTGTCACATTGATGTGTCCATAAATTCAATACAAGATTTATTGAATATTGTAGATACATATACGGTGAAACTCGATACAGAATATAATATTGACTTGGAGGTTTTACATAAAATTAAACCGGAATTGACATCACTGAATAATATGATTGGGATGGATACAATGAAACATTCGGTAGTAAACCAGTTGTTATATTTTATACAAAATTTGCATATAGGAAATAAGGTTGGCGATTTCAAACATACTGTTATATATGGTCCGCCTGGCACTGGAAAGACCGAAGTTGCACGCATAATTGGACAAATGTATTCAAAAATCGGAATATTAAAGAAGAATATTTTCAGAAAGGTTACTAGAAATGATCTTATTGCTGGATATTTAGGTCAAACGGCGATTAAAACCAAGCAAGTTATTAATGATTGTTTAGGTGGAGTCTTATTTATCGATGAAGCATACTCGTTGGCTTCTGCGGATCACAATGATAGTTTTTCAAAGGAATGTTTAGATATTTTATGTGAAGCTCTTAGCGAACATAAAGATGATCTGATGGTAATAATTGCTGGATACGAGAACGAATTAAATAACTCGTTTTTTGGAGCGAATCCGGGTTTAAGATCTCGATTTATATGGAGGTTCTCGATGCAACCATATACAATGAGTGAACTTAATCAAATATTTAATAAAATGGTATTAGATCAAGAATGGACATTGGAGGGAACTAGCCAATTGCCGGACAAATGGTTTGCAGATAGAAAGGATCATTTTACAAATTACGGACGCGACATAGAAGCATTAATTACATACACTAAAATTGCGCACGGGAGACGAATCTATGGAAATACGGCTGCAAATAAAAAATGTATTACTCTTGCGGATTTAAATGCTGGATACAAACAGTACTCTGAAAATAAAGAGAAAAAAGGAGATGTTACAACTGTATTCGGTTTATACGTATAAAAAAAGTTAGTTCGTGCAATATCATCAACACAATTGCATTTATTTAGTATATTGGTTATACCAAATAAATTAATTTCGCTGCTTTATTATATCCTATTATGACTGAACACAAAAGTATCAAAATAAACATGGCAGACTTTAACACGACCCGAAAAAAAACAAAAGATAAAATTCCTAATGCAAATAGCATCAAAGTCAAGAGCGCGGTTAATGCCCCTAAACCGGATACATTGAAAAAAAGAACGCTTTTAAAGCTAATCAGACAGCAACAGGAAGACCGATACAATAAGTTATTTGGAACTAATGATTCTACGCCGTCTAAAATCAAGCCCCCAGTCGTTCCTGAAATATTAGAAATGAAGAATGAAGTAGACAAAGCAAAGGAATATTTAAATAATTTAAAGGAAAAAAATGAAAACGCGCGTAACACACATAATGCGACCATAAAACGTCATCCTATAATACAAACTATGTCAATGCCATTGATTCCCACTGCACAACCATCATCAATAAATGCACCTCAGCGGGTTGAACCCATTTCGAATAACAACATTAGTTCAATTTCGCCGGTGAATGTTTATTCATCGCCCCCAAAATATGGTTGTTTAAAAAATGGAAATTTGCCTACGTATCGACATTTTATGCATACATCAAAAAATCAACCCATAATTCAGATTGGAAATAGCGTTCCTCCAAGTGCATTGACAACAACATATGGAAATAATGCAAATAATATGAATAATATAAATAATACTGTCCCTGTGGTTCCTCCGCAGAAAACTGACCAGAATAATGTGAGAAGTACTACTGCGATTGAAGCCAAAATGAATGAAGGATTAAAACGTATGTCCGAGTTGAAACAATCAACCGAAATTCTAAAAAAGTTAAAGAAGACATATCGTCCGAAACGTAATTTGCAGAAAAAGACAATACGGAGAACCTATAAAGTCGGGCGGTCAGCAACATTGCCGAAAATTTCAGTACTTGTTTCAAATAAAACAATTCGTAACAATACTACAACGAAATCACAGTTATTGAAACAATCCTCAATTCAAGACGTAAAAAAACATTTGGTAAAACGTGGATTAATCAAAATCGGGGGGACCACACCAAATGATGTTTTGCGTAAAATATATGAAAGTACAATGCTTATGTGCGGCGACGTGCAAAACCATAATCCCGACAATATATTGCACAACTACGTGAATGGTTCAGATGATAACCACTAACATATTCTTTACATAATAATCAATATTGTTACTATGCATACAACAAACCCGCCGATAATATGCGTTATAAGTATAGCGGTGCGGTAATCAATATGTTTATATGGCGTGTCAGGTTGCATTGCATAGTTATTTTGGTATGACGTGTCAATCTCCATTGGATAGTTATTATAAATTAGGTGAGGCTGAATGTAGATATCAGTTTTATAATAAATCGGATTATTGTCATCATCGTACATTTTAATATAATTTTCAGTATCAATATTTATAAAATAATCGTAGTCTGTATTATAGTGTGAATTCATTTACATATAGTATTATTATATTTGGTAGATGAGAACTAAATAGTATATATCGTGTAATTCAATTTTGCAATTACTATTTACAAAATTCAGAGTTTGTGTTACAATTTTAATACTGTGGTTACAGCTGCACTGCATACACGGTATCACTACTGTATAATTAAAATTATTTAGAACATAATAATGTAATACACAATATATAGATATGTCAATTGAGCAAGCCGTTTTTACAGATGGACAAAAACTAGAACTTTCGAATTACATTAATGCTTATCGTGCAATTCACAATTCACCTCCATTACAATGGGACGACTCGATTTCAGAGTTCGCACAAGAGTATTCACTATACTTAGTTACAAATAATTTGTTTCAACATAGCAACAAAGAAGGTTATGGCGAGAACCTTGCATATTTTCAAGGGTATCCAAATGAAATGATGTCACTAATAAAAAAGAGCATAGACCTTTGGTATGATGAAATAAAATTATATAACTTTAATTATCCAGGGTATTCACCAGGCACAGGTCATTTTACGTGTTTAGTTTGGAAGTCAAGTACAAAGTTTGGCATGGGGTATTCTTATAACAATAACACTAAAATAGTTGATATTACAATGAATACTTCCCCACCTGGAAACATAATTGGTCAATTCCAAGATAACGTATATCCACCTAGTACTATACCCCCTGCACCGGCTCCTGCACCGGCTCCTGCTCCTGCTCCTGCTCCTGAACCAGCACCTGCACCAGCTCCTGCACCTGCACCTGCTCCTGCACCTGCTCCTGAACCTGCTCCGGAACCAGCTCCTGCACCTAGTCCTTATCCAGAACCTATACCCGAGCCAGAACTTGTTCCTGATTATTATAGTATAGAAACTATAAAAAGAACCATTTCATTGTTGTATACATTGATAAATATGATTAAAGCAAAGCGATCTGCCCGTACATTGTTATACAGTTTGGATGTAATAATATTATTAATGCAAGGATTAGACATGAATATAATAAAAGACTTGTATTATTTATTGAATCGACTTTATTATGTAAGATATTCAATACAAACTGGACGAAATTCGCGTTATATACTCGCTGCGTTGTCCGAGGTTATTCAGTCATTGCAATACAGTATTCAATAATCAAATTATAATGGATATAAATATAATCTTCCATTTAATAATAACAATATTAAATGGAATCGCTCTCATCAACATCAAATTCTGATGCGGGTA